ATACCAAACGCGGCATTCTCTGCGTAGTGTGAAGAGTTTTTAGCTAAATTCTTTCTAACAATTTCTTTTAATTGATCTATTGTTTTATCAACATTTTTAGGATCTTTCATCTCTGCGTAATATCCCTCTAAAAATTCTTGACCATATAGATTATCTATATTATCTGGGTTTTGGTTATTATATCCCATTTCTGCTCCATAAGCCTCTACTTCTTTAGATGGCTTAGAATTTACTGCTTTAACATCGTAAGCACCGGTTGCTTTGGGTGGTTTAACTGGGTTTAATTGTTGGGCAGCATATGTTTTACCAACGCCACCAGCTACTGTGTATTCTTCGTTCACATATGCACCAAATGCCTTAAATGGATCAAAAGTACGTTGAGTAATAATACCACCACCTACAATTACTTCACTTAAAACACCTCTTTGCTTTAAAATATTAGTAACCTCATTATAGGAGGCATAGTTTGTTACGTATTCTGGGAATAGTCTACGAGCGGATTTTAAGAACATATCTTTATGTCCTTTTCCTTCTTGGATTAGATTGAATTGTTCTTGTAAGGTTTTCATGTTATTGTTGTGGGATTACAGTTGAAACTGGATAAAATACTACAGCTCCTGATGATAAAGAAGCACTTGTTATATAAAGTGATACTGTAGTACCTACTGGGAGTGCTGTCCATAGAGCTATACTACCTGTAGATACAATATTATTTGCATAATCTTTAAGACCTGTAAAGGTTGCTGAGCCTGATACTACAGTAAAACCAGCAAAAGAGCCAGTAACACTAGTAGTAGAAATAGTTCCGTTTGTATTAAAAGCAGTATTTGCCATATTTTATTGATTTAATAATTTTTCGATGTCGTTTAAATAATCCATAATTAGGTCTGTGGGCTTTACCACAGCAAAGGATTCTGGTTTTTCTTTATAGTATGCTATTGTTTCGTCTTTTGCTCTATCAATTGCTGGGTATAAACTGTTTAATCTAGATTCAATGGCTTTGAATGCATCAATGCGTTGATTTTGGAACTCTATTCTTTTAGGATCCGCCTCGTTGATTCTAGTCTTTAGTTTATACTTATACATACCTATAAATATTAAGGTTTCCCCCAGAGGTATTTAGTATCTATTGCCTTAGATTGGGCAGCTAATTTTACTGGATTAACTAACTTATACTTAAAGTTTTTAGTATAGTAGTTATTCGTTACTCCTTTAGGGCCTGCTTTAGGTCCCTTACCCAATGATGCACCTGGAGAGGCTTCAGGTAATTCATGTTTTCCTATCTTTTTAAAAGCAAATGGAGTAGCATATTGACCACCTGTTCCTGTGGAAAATGATCCTGCTCCAGCACCACCACCTGTACCACTCATTTCAAACATACCTTTAATCTTTTGGTATTCTGAAGGGTATCTAGTGCGCATGTGGGTTCTAAGATTATTTCTTAAAACTCTAAATTGGTTATATATTTCTCCAAATTTGGGGTCATTTATTACCTGGGGGTCAGTAGCGATTGCTCTAAGAGTTTCTAAAGCGCGGTTAATGTCTGCTAAAAGAATTTCAAAATCAGGAACGTATGTTACGTCTGATTCGTTTTCGTCTCCACCGGGAGTTGGGGTAAGAATAAACTTTCTACCTCTAACTATTTCCCGAATTTTATTGAATAGAGGATCCATGGGCTGCTTTAAGTTCTTCTACGAGTTCGCAGTATTGGAGCAAATCAACTATATTTTCGTTTCTGATGGGTTGATTTTTTTCTATCTCAACTATAAGAGGTAACACCTCGTTTAACTTAATTTGAACAGCTTTATCTGCTATGGTATTGCTAATAGTAGCTAACTCTTCTTTTAATTGCTGGATTCTATTATTGTAGAATGTTCTTAGTTTGGGGGTAGAATCAACTGATGTAATAAATTCTTTAAGTACCTCTTTTTGTGATTCGTGTAAATCTGAATATTTACCGTTAAATTTCTCTAATAGAATTTTATAGGTTAACATTCTTATGTCCTTATCGTATGTTTGAAATTCTTGTAAAACCTCGTCTTTTGGTTTTTCTGGGTTAACTGGTCCCAGTGTTAGGTGCTCTAAAATACTATACTTGTTAGCTACAATTTGATCAGGACTGATCATCTCTATTGAGCTTTGTGCCTCAACTAGTGTATAAAAAGCAGCTTGTGTTTTATAGTTAGGGAGTTTTGTCTTAAAAAACTCATCTAAATTATAGTGTTTTTTAATCTCGTTGATAAGATTATATTTTTCTCTTTTAAGGGTTTTCCTGTTAAGCTTTTTAGATGACTCTAATAGAGTTTGGATAAGTAAATTAGAACGAGATTCGTTTATTTTTTTACTTTTAGTTAAAGTCTCGTATAATTTGAGTTCTTTACCTAGTTCGCTTTTAACAAAAAATTTCTTAATAATATTTAATGCGGGGGATTGATCACCGTTGAGGGTGTCAGCTGTTACTTGGCGTACCAGCAATTCAAATAGAATGCCCGTATTTTTATATTTCGAGTGTTTAATATTCATTCCCAGTAGGATTTATTATAAATATATTGAGATATTTAATCAGTCAAATTAGACTCATCTAATAACGATTCTTTAGCTTTATCGCTTTGGAATACTAATTTTTTGTGAAGACTTTCCAATAATGTTCTATTTTTAGATAGTTCAAGTTTAGTACCTTCTAGCGCTAATGGTGAACCACCTTTAAATTGAGTTCTACCTGTACTTTCTTGGTCGTCTTTTTTCATATCTTTTTTACCTAAACGATCTCTACCCAATGGGTTATCCTGAGTATCTATGTTAGATGCTTTTTCTTTAGGGCGACCTAATTCAGCTTTTTCATCGTACCCATCTGGTACTGAATTATCAGCGTATCTTTCTCTACCATATAAGGAAGCTAGATCGTGTGGTGTTCCGTATGAACGACCAGTTTCAATCGGGTCATTACCTTCTTCAGCTATTTGTTGGTTACGGAATGCACGTTTTTGGTCTTGAATGATCAAATCTCGGTATTCATCGTATTGGTCCTGGCTGAATTGGAATACATTATCATAAATCCAATCGGATGGGATGATTTTAGTATCCAACATATCTTTAGCTAAGGCTACTTTTTCTTTTAGTAGTGCAACTTTTTCTTGCTCTGCAATTATTGAAGGAGTAGTTAACTTAAGTTCAAAGTTTGTTAATTGCTCACCGTCATACCCCTGTGAATACAAGTGCACTAAAGCAATCTTGTATAGCTCAGATAATAGGATTCGTTGGATACGATCAATAGTGCGAGCAAAACGAATATCTTCAGCCGCTAACGTGGCCTTACCAGTTAAGTCTTTTTCATAGCCCATGAACGCTTTAGGTACCTTAAGGGCAGCAAATAGTTTATCTCTTAGGTAAGCTACGTCCTCGATACCATTGTATTCTAGACCTTTTGTAGTATCAATTTTAGTTGCAGTATCATTGCCTCTTACTGGGATGTAGAAATCCTCAAGTAGGTTCTGCATGTTGTATTTTAAATTATATTCACCTGTTTTTTCATCCATCAATGGAGTTTTCTTCATTGTGTTGATGGTTTTCTGCATAAATGCATCAACCTCTTGGGGTGGGATATTACCTACGTTAATGTAGAAAATACGTTTTTCTGGAGCACGAGCAATACGGTGGATCAACATAGCATCCTCCATCAACACATATTGCTTAAATAAGCGGCGTCCTGGTTCAAGATATGAACGACCATAGGGTAAATAGTTTACATCCGTTAATAAGCGGAAGTGAGCCATCTCGTAGTTATCGAATACAATCTGATTTTCAGTTGGTTTAGAATTTGGTGTGGCATAGTAACCTGAACCACCTGTATAATAACCATCAGGAGAATAAAGGAACTGAACTTTTGATGGGTTTTCCATATCAAAGTTTTCGCGTCTTTGAATATGGTATGCTGTGTAAGGAATTACGTTATATACACCAAATTTTTCTGCGATCTCTAGCTTTAAAAAGAAATCACCGTATTTACACATTTGACGAACCCAAGACCAAAGGTTAAACTCAATGTTAAGTACATCGTAGAATAGATTGTAAAGGATTTTTTGGATATCATCGTCGCTACT